TGCCGAGTTCGGCGATGGCGGACAGGTAGTCGCGGCTGGAGAGCGCGAAGTTGCGCCCGGTGTCCTGGATGCCCTGTTCGTCAAGCTGAATCTGCACGGCGGCGAGGTCATCGAAACCGCTGGCGGCGCTGGTCCGCTTAACGGTGATCGAGCCCCACAGGCCGAGCTTGTTGATGCACGCCTGATTGACAGCCGAGCCGAGGGCCTGACGCGCGGCGTCGCCGAGTCGACCGTCCTGAAGCGAATCCCGGAGGTCGAGGGCGTCGAGCACGAACGGCACCGACTTCTTGAAGCCGATCTGGGCGGGGACAGACAACTGCGTGCGGATTTTGCCGAAGTTGGCCGACTGGTCCATGCCGTCGTACACAGGCATGATGTAGGGTTCGGGGAGCCACAGCGTGTCGTTCGTGCGCTGGGCCTGTTCGGGGGACATGTTCTGCTTCGGGAGCAGACGAGACATGACCTCGGTGTCTTCAAAAGCGTCCATCACCTGATCAAAGGCGACGATTTCCTCTTTCGAGGCGTTGAGCAAAGCCATTGCGTTCTCCTTTTAATTGCGAAAGCTGACGTACTACCTCATGCATCGACGGCGCATGGTGCCTTGTAAACTCTCGTTCTTAACGACGAACGGTGCCGGTTTTACTCTCGTGCTTATGCCGCACGGTAGCGGTTGAACGTGGGGGCAGTCTCATGAACTCTTTTCGGGAGAGGACGGGCCGGAGGACCACGACGGCCCCCACCCTTAGAGTGTAGTCCGTCGTGGTCAGAACGTCAAGCCCCGGGTTACTTTTTCAGCTTGCGCAAGGCGTCGAGGTTCCCGGTGCGCTGGGCTTCGGCAACCGCCTTCTCGTAGGCCGCACCCTTGCCTTTGACAGCGCCGGGGGCCGCGCTCGATTTCGGACGCTTTTCGGCGGGGGTCGCCTTGCTCGATTTGCTCTTATCAGCCACGGTGGGCCTCCTTGCGAGTTCGATTTTTCCAATCATCGCGGCGAACTCAAACGGCGTTTCCGCTTTCTTGAGCTTGGCCAGCATTTTTGGGTTTTTGCCAACGGCATAAACCACGTCATTCGGTTTTTTGGTGCTCACCAGCAACCAGCCAAGCTGTTCGCGGGTGAGTTCGGTCTCAACAACGGCTTCCGCGCCGCTGTAATCCTTCGCCGAGTGCGTTTTCTTGCCTTCGGCGTAGCGCGTCTGCGCACCTTGCCACAGATCGTCGGCTTTTTTGCGCTTTTCAAGCTCTTTTTGCGCCAATTCGTCGCGTTTGACCTTCACGGACGCGAACTTGATCAATTCTTGCTTGTACTTGTCGGGGTCCCAGCCGCAACCTTCAAGCGTAGGCTCTTCGACGGGGGCGGCGGCAAGTTCGCGCTGGATTTGCTCTTGGCGAAGGCGCTCTTCCTTGTCTTTGAGCGCTTGAAGTTCGCGTTTTTGTGCCAAAAGCGTTTCGCGCATCTGCCGAATCGCATTGTTTTCCTTCGGCGGGGGCGTTTCTTCCGGCTCTTCCGGCTCTTCTTCGACGATTTCGTCTTCCGGCTCTTCTTCGACGCTTTCATCGTCGAGGTCTTCGTCGAAGTCTTCGTCTTCCGGCTCTTCGACGATTTCGTCTTCCGGCTCTTCGACGATTTCTTCGTCGTCGTTCAGCCAGTCATCATCCAATTCTTCATCACCGTCCATGCTGATCCTCCTTAAACGTGGGGTCCACCCAAGCCTTTACCAATTTGTGATAGCATCCCGCCAGCATCCGCGCTTGCGGCGTTCGGAGCGGGAGCTTGCCCCGGCGCTTGCGCCCTGGGGTCTTGCGGGGCACCTTGCGGCGCGTTGGGGTCCTGCCCCTGCGCCATGGGGAGCACGTCCATCATCATGGAGTGCAACTGCTGGATTTCCGCGACGAGTTGTTCGCGCGACTTGCTGTCCAGCATCTTCGACGTGTTTTGAATCTCGCCGATGATCTGCGCAACCGTCGCGTTGTTTTTCTGTACTTCCGACTTCGTCTTTTCGATCTGCGCACCCGCGAGAGCGGCTTCGGCTTCCTGGCGCTTAGCGTAGGCGGCAAGTGCCACGTCTTGCGGCTTCGGCTGACCCTGCGCGGCTTGCAACTGTTGCTGTTCGGCCGGGGTCGGCTGTTCAACGCCGCGCTGAACGAGTTGCGAACGCGCCCACTTCTGAATGCCCGACAGTTCGGAACCTTCGGCGTTTTTCAGAATCTCCAACTGAATAACGCTGGACACCTGCGGGTCTTTCGTATACTGGAGCAAGCCCATGAGCGACCGCGTGAGCTCGGCTTTCTTCGAGACCATGGCAGGTTCGGTTGTGGCAACCACGTCGAATTGCTGTTTGCCAAACGTAAGCGCGGTATCGGACGCCACGCCGTCCTTGAGCGTGGGTTTGTTGATCGTGGTCGATGACGACGCGCCGTCGGGTGAGACCATCTTCATCTTGCGTTCGGCTTCCACGTACACGTTCGGCGCCATACTCATCCAGATTACACCGGCGTGCCGAATCGCGTCCGCGCGGTTCTGCATGTAGCCGAGGGTGAACAGGTTAAGCTGATCGATGATGAGCTTAACCGCTTCGCCGGAAACGTTCGATTGCACGGTCACCGCTTCGGCGTCCATGCCCATTACGTCCTTGATATCATTCTGCGTTTGCGCATAGATCGCGGACAGGGCTTCAGGAATGGCAGGGGCTTGTGTCATTCCGATGGGGCCGACCTGCGCAATCGTGCCGTCAATGTTGCGCAATGGTTCGGCGACAAGGTACGGGTAGTTGACCACGCCGTCGTTTTCCCACATACCTTTCCACTTCTCGATCTGTTCGGGTGCGAAGATGGGCTTCGAGTTGCTGTTCGATCCGGCAATGTCCGCGAGTTTGCTCAGTTCCATATTTAGCAAACGTTGCACGTCCTTGGCCAGACGCACGGCGCCTTGGCACCGCTCGACGTTGTCGATGAAGAAGCGCTTACCGTACATCGGCACGATGGGGATATACTTACCGGCGATGATTCCCAGGTCTTCGATGATGCCGAGGCCGTCCTCCAAGAACTTATGAATTGCGCGCGTCTTGGTTGTGCGTTCGCTCTTTTTCTTCCAGCCCTCGGCCTTGAGCGTTTTCAGTAACTGGTCGTCGTTCTCGAAGTCTTCTTCGTGGTAGTATTCCTCCGCGCCGGAAACGTGGACCCACGTCTGCACGGTATCCTTGATCGTCTCCACCCGGTAGTGCTCGACGATGCGCACAACTTCGGGAGTGAACCAGTCAAACTCCCACTGATGCACGCGCTGTTGAACGCTGGAAACGTCGCGGTCGGGATACTCCGCTTCCCACTCGGCGCGTGGCATTGACAGAATGACCCAGCAATGTTTCGCGTCGGATTTGTCCTTACGCTTGGCCGACAGATCGAAGAATACGGACGAGTCGGCGTCGGGAATGTTCTCGAAACGAATGCGCTGAGGGCTGTCTTCGTCGAACTCATTCTCGTACTCGGTGACAAGGCGGAACGCACCGAAACCGCCGATAACGGCGTCGGCGGCGGCATTCTCGTACGCTTCGGACGCGAACGAGTCTTGTTCGTCGGCGCGGAATAGCGAGGACGCGATCTGCGCAAAGTCGTTCGCGTCCTCGCCGTCCTTCGCAACGAACTTGACCGAAACGGGGTTGCGCTTCATCTCCGCGAGAATCCGGTCAACAGCGGCCATGAGCTTATTCACGGTAAAGCGCGGCTTATTTTCAAACTGCGTGGCGAGGTCTTCCCACATCGCACCGTCGACGACGAGAAACCGACGATCCTGCAAACACTGCAAACGCTCCTGCCAGTACGCGGATTGCGCAGAGTTGAGCAGGGTCATGGACTCTTCGTGGATGCGGTTCAGTTTCTCTTCGGAGAGTTTGCGCGGCATTTTGTTCTCCTAGTTCCAATATTGCTTCGTTCCTGCCGGGACGAACGTTGGGGACGGTCCAGTATTCAACACAAAAATATTTTCTTGCTGACTGTAGCGTATGGAGTCGATACAGTGGTTATTCTCGTCGGGGAAGTCATCCAAGACGGTGCCGTCCTGCGCCACGGTGTAATTATACGTCAGAAACTCGTTCAATGTATAGGGGCAAAGTTTGGCGTCAATCTCGATTGCGGCGAGACCCTGGAGCCACTTGATACCCTGACGGATCGAGCCCTTCGGCTTCATTGCGTTGATGAGCTTCCACTTGTACCCGCGCATTTCGTCGCACGACTTCGGTTCCGCCGAGTCTGCGTACGTCGTGAACGCTTTCCACGAAACGTCAACGCTGTCGTCAAGCTTGGCATTGCCCCAACCAACCTGAACGACTTCGCCAAAGATTCGTAGAATGTTGCGCCGTGCATCGTACGATGTACGAACGAGAGCCAAGGGGTTGATCGAGTATCCCCAGTCGAGTCCCTGGCGAATGTTCGTCATCGCGTCGATTTCCTGCGCATCAAAGACGACAGATTTGACGTTCTTGAACACTTCGGTACCGTTGCCGGTGATTTCGCCGAGGTATTCGTTCCTATACGCCGCTTCGTTCACCACTTTAAGCGCCTCCGCGCGCCGAATGAAACGTTCGCCCAGCCATTTCGGCGGGGATTGCAGATACGTCGAAGAGTGAACCAGTCGACCGGGCATCGGTTGGCGCACTTCCTTGTTGATCCATTCGCGCTCACTCTTCGGCGGGTTGTACGAATAAATCGACAACGTCCGATTGGAGCGCTCACCGCGGAACACCGATTGCTCGACGTTACGCAGGTCTTCCGCAGAGCGGAACTGATTCGCTTCTTCCATCCACAAATACTTCACGTATCCGCGCGGAATCTTCAATGACTTCAACTTCACCGGATCGTCGGCGCCCTTGAACAACATGACTTGTCCGGTGCGCTCGTTCCGTGCTTCCATCGGGCGCGAGATAAACCGCCAGTTGTTGTATTCGCCGATCATGTCTAGTGCCCATTTCATCTGCGAAACAACGGAGTCGCGCAAATCGTTCTCCCACCGCCGCAAGGCAATGGCGTGCGCAAACTTGTCAGCACGCAGACCGTAGGCAATCAACAGGCTGGCAAACGACGACTTGAGCGATCCGCGCCCACCATTCAGCCACAATTCGTAGACTTGCTCATACGTGATCGGCGACGCAAGCAATAGGTCTTTTTCCTGCTGTCGCAACGTCCGCCAAATATCATAAAACGCAGGACCGATGCAGTCCGTGAGCTTTATGATTTGCAAGTCATTCGCCATTCGCTTCCTTCTCTTCGCGCTCCAGCTTCTCCGCATCCAAGGCAAGTAATACACCTTGCGCGTACGACGCCCACAACTCTTTGGTGCCATAGAGCATTAGGTACAGAAGTGCGGAATCGGAAAGTTCGCCGTCCTGGAAGAGGTCGAACATGAAATCTTGCGCGTGTACAGGGTTGCCGGGGTCTTCTTCCTCTCGCCGGTTAATCTCGGCGCCCATCTTGCGCATCAGTGCGTAGATTTCCGTGGCACGGCACCCGACGGACATTGCCAGGTTGTCGCGCACCGCGGGGTCAAAGTTGCAGTAAATGGCGCGCGCCAGGGTTTTCACGGGATATCGTCCTCAACGAGTGTCGGATTCTTCGGCGCGTTGTTTCCAACGGGCGCGTACTTGGCAGGGTTGATCTGCCCGAGCATCCATTCGATGGGGCGCGCTTGACCCTTGCCAGCGGCAATCTTGCGCGCGGTCTGGTGGAGCTTCAACAGTTCGTACTCCATCTCGGCAGTGGCGCGTGCGCGGAACTCGGTGATGCGCGGATCTTTTTCGAGCACGTCGGCCACGTCGAGCGGGATGTTCAAGGCAACAATGGCGGTATCCCACGCAAGGCCGACGAGAAGCGCGCCTTGCAGACGTTCAATATAGTGCTCGGGGGATTTCGGATCGAATACCGACATTGCGTGTCTCCTTAAACGTTCTTGAGCGGATCGTCGTTGGCGGGGGTGTTGGTGCCGTCGTTGGCGGGGGCCTGCGCGGTCAGGCCGGTCAACTGCGCAGGATTGACGGCGGTCAGGCCGGGCAGTCCTGCGGGCGTGCCGATGGGTTCGACGAGAATCAACGCGCCGTCGAACCCAATGACGCGAAACTTGATCGTGGCGGTCTGCCCGTACGTGAGCTTATTTCCGTTGGCGTCGACGAGGTCGGCGGGGATTTCCACGGGCTGGTCGGGGTCGGTCGAAAAGGGTGGCATAGTATTCCTCCTCCTATATAAATGCACGACGCGCGCTGTGTTGTCAAGAGTGCGGGGCTAATTTGTTGTGTGCGCTCGAAATGTGAGGCTTGTCATCTCGTGGCGACGGGTCTCGTGTTTAGAGGATTGGGCTGACGAGTTGATATTGTGCGAAGAATGCAATCGATCTTGCACCCGAGAACTTTTAACCCTTCACGTGCGAACGACGTATAGGCAACGCCACCACGTTTATGCACGTTTCGTTGCCCGCACCCCCACCGTCGCCGACCTTGCCTCGTCGTTCGCGCGCCCACGTTCCCACCACGCACACACTGCACACACTGCACACACTGCACACACTGCACACGCCTAGCCTGCCCTTGCGCTTTCTTCCTAGTTCCGTACGATACACGCTTGACATGTATGCGCACATGAAGTACTGTGAATGTATCGGAGGATACGAACATGACACGGGCACACTACTACGAACAGAAGCCGACCACGCTTGAACAGTATTGCGCATATCTTGACGATATAATGTCGTACATCTTGAACATGACGGAATACGATACTATAATCATTCACTAGGAGGATACGCGCATGGACATGACTAAACTTGAACAAGGTATGGTTGATGAACTCCGCGCGCTTTTTGCAAACAATCCTCACGCGCAAGTCTACAGACAAGCGATTGAGCAGGGTGATTGGGTGTACGTCGCTGACTATCTTGAGCGAGTAGGCGCGCACATAGAACAAGGCGCATTCAAGGCAAGGTTGATCACCCTTGTCGGTACACTTCGCAAAAGCAATTAAGCGCCGACAGGTTGACAATCGTGGGCCCCGCTATAAGGGCTTTTTAGGGGTGACAATGGTTCGCCCCTTTTTATTCATCTTACTTCGATTAATGCAAGTGTAGAAAAGCATGGACGACTGGGATATATGCGCTTACAGACCAAAGTTAAAGGGTAGGTTAAGGGTGCGAATAAAAGACATTTAGGTAACAATAGCGAATTGTCATGGTGTACGATTGGTGACTGTAACTAAGTCTATATGTGACAAGGAATTAGAAGCTTACAGTCACTGTAGTCATTACTAGACGGGCCAAGTCACGAAAAGTCGAAAAAGGCCAAATGTTAATGCCATTTTGGGTTCTGAAAAAAATCGAAAAAATTGCAAAAATGGTGTCATGCGTGACTGTAAACTATTTACGCGAACCACCCTCTTTCTAATTCCTTACCATATATAGACTTACAACACACCTCAATCAGCTAATTTACAGTCACGCTAAAAGTGCCTGCTGTCTAGGCGTCTGAGTTATTTTTTTAAACATTGCAATTCCTTATCCTGTATAGAGTTACAATCTTGTTTCTATCAGACGCTACAAAACGGCTTTCAGTCACCCTATGTACGGCTTTCCCTTTTCACCAGCTAACTCTATACACCATAACGATTTAGCGCATTCTCGCCGACCCTCAGTTAAAGTCTATTCTTTCTTATCTATATCTTTCGTTCAATTCAATCCACGCCGTATACACCTAAATCTCCATTCTCTCTAGTTAACGCGTATAACCTCGTAAACAAAGTGTACAATTTACCATGGAAACCGGTTACTCAACACTTCTTTTATCGAGCAGGTATACTTAATTTTTAAATTGTTCGCGCACCCTGCTATTCCGCACAATTCTACATTTTGGTAGGTTCGTCGACACGCTCAATTACTCGCACAAATTAACCTACCCTTTAACAAATTTGCACGATTTCACTAGACACGTCCAATTATGCATGCTAAACTGTACATATCAAAGGGAGGAACAAAGCGCATGAAAGCAAAGGAGTTCTTCGATACTCTCGCACCAGGAGACACTGTCACCCTGTACTATCGTGGGGCCGGCTGGTCGCTCAAAATTGTCTATCGTTTCGCGCGTAACATAGCGGTGGGCGACCAAGGTGTCGTCAGCGCTATGTGGGACGGTTATGTCGAATTGAAAGAAAAGCGCACCTATTCGGACGGCCACACTACCAATGTCTACCAATTCATGGGCCCCGTGAAATCCCTTGACGTGCCCCATGGTGTGCAATCTGTCAACCATTTGCGCCACTATGCAGACCTGTCGGCGTCAATTTGGCCGCTCGGGCGGTACGCATACTCGCGTGCCACGTTCAAGAAAGCAACGAAAAAGGGAGGGCAAAATAATGCCTAACATGGTCAAGCTAACGTTCGATATGGGGAACGAAAGCATACGCTTCCTGCACCCCGATATGGTGCGCGTTTCCGTGCGCGCATCCTTGATCTTCCACCATTGGGGGCACGCTTTCGCGGTGCATCCTCCTTACAGGTGGACTGCCGATGGGAACCTGTACGCCGACCTGTCGTCGTGGCGTGTTACGGAACTGTCAACGGGGCAAGCCATTCACGTTATCGAACGGCCGAAATACGACCATTATCGGGTACAAAAGCGCCAGACTGCGCGCGATATTCGCCTTGCTACCATCTTCTATCTTGAGGGTAAAGGGCCGGAGAAAACCGCCGAAAGTATTGCCAAGGGACTGGAAGAACTCAAAACCGCTAAAATGCGCAAGCGATTGTTTCTCACCTTGAAAGCGTACAACAAGGCGACGGGGAAGAACGTGCAGGTGGTGCGCTAGTGAAACGCAAGCGCATTGATTGGCTTCTAGTCGTCGGCGTTGTCCTGGTAGCCGTGGCCCTTGCCTACGTCACCGGGGCCCTGGCGGTTATCGTTCAACGCTACTTGTAAGGCTTGAGCGTTTAGGGTTGTCCATTAGTTGCGCACAATGTGCGTTTAACTAGTGGACAAAGTTAAGCGTTTAAGATACGCTAATAGATAGGGGGATTTAATTATGATTTATCGCATTGACCTGCTGGTGTCAGAATTGGTGCTGACCCTTGACACCGATAAAGGTACGCTCTTGGAGCATACCTATTATGACGAAACCGACCACGATATCAGCAATTGCCTTAAACGTATTCCTGGGGTCGGCGTCGTCATTCTAGACGACGATGGGGCCCCGGCCTTGGTGCTGGAAGTGAATACCGCCGATTTGAGTTACGTTGTAACTTCGTGCGATTTGGAATATACCAATGGTCGGCTGGCCACCCGAAGGGCGTCATTCGGTGCGCATACAGCCCCCACTACGCCGGAAGAATTGCAGGCGTGCGCAGTTGTCTTTGTCGACGCTTTAGGGTGCCTTTTCGAATACAAAGGCGTGTGCGTGTGCAATATCGTTAAAGGGATTGCACGATGACCCAAACCGTCGAAGATGACCCCTTTATCGTCAACCCTGCCGACGCAACGGCCCCAGGCGCATTGCCTACGCCGACGATCTACCAGATTAAAAGGGATGTGACGAACGCCCCTTTCTACTTCGAGCGCCAAACCTTGCGCATGTTCGGCCAAACCTTGCGCATGTTCACTGTGCATCGGATTGATAAGGTGCGGTTCCTTGTCTGCGCACCGATGTATGACAGAAGCTTTACACCGTGGGCGTATCGCGGTAACACAACGCGCATTTACAACGCCTTGACTAAGAGGTTTGAATGAATGCGTGTCGACCCTGACTACGAACCGTCGATAATCAGAGAACATTGCCTACGCGTGTACGGCGGTACGTCACCTAACGTCCGTGCCGAGATGAGCGATAAGGAAAGGGAGCAACGGCGCAACGGCGCAAAGCTAAAGTCAAGTGGAACGAAAAACAGAGATTGCGCCAGAATCAATTGCGCAATCTCAAAAGGATGGGGGCATAGTCATGGCAACGAAACTGATTGATCCGTGGGAATTGCGACCGGACCCGAACTATCGAACGTCGGTGATCCCCGAACATTGCCTACGCTTGTTCGGTGGGAACAATCCGCTTGAACGTGTGGCCCCAGAAGAGTACCTCGTCAAGGCCCGGGAACGGTGCCGACGTTGGCGCGCCAATCAAAAGGCTAAGGGCATCCCTGAGGTATCCCGGGCACGGCGTGAAAAGAAAGCCTTGCGGTCGTCGGCGGTATTCGCTTGACGCCACTAAAGCGCACCGATGAAAGGTGCGCTTTTTCTATTTCTGAGCCTTGACATTTTCTGTATGGTACGATACACTAGAGATAGGTTATCGGAGGGCCTATCAATGAAAGACTTAACGTCAAGGAATTACAAAGCGTATGAACTTGCTTTTGACAAGCTCAACGTCGAATTGTTCGACGGCGAATTGCCTAGCGTGGTGTTGACGCTTCGGGCTGGAAAGGGCAGCAACGGCTATGCGTGGGCCAAACGGTTCCGCTTGCACGACTCTGCCCCCCTCAACGACACCGCCACGGTGGAAGCGTTCGACGAAATCGCAATCAATCCGGCTACCGCTTCGCGTCCTGCGCGTGACGTTCTCGGCACGCTGTTGCATGAAATGTGCCATATTTGGCAATTCAATTTCGGCAAGCCGTCACGGAACAGCTACCATAACCGCGAATGGGCAAACAAGATGCTTGAGGTAGGTCTCAAGCCGTTCAATATCAAGGACCCCGAATCTATGGTCGGTCAAGCGGTTACACATACGATTGAAGTTGGCGGACGGGCCGATGAATTGTTCGCCGAGATTGTCGACGACTTCGGCAAGGATTTGGTAATCGAATTGCCGTTCGACGAAGCGACGAAAAAGAAGCCTAAGAACAGCAAGGTTAAGTTCACTTGCCCGTCGTGTGGGTGCAATGCGTGGGGGAAAGACACTCTGCATTTGACATGCGGCGATTGCGATATGCCTATGCTGTCGGACGCCGACGAGGGCGGGGACCTGGACGACGAAGGGGAGGGTAACTAAATGGGTGCATATCTGACACGTAAAGAGTACATGGACGGCAAAGGGTCGTTCAACGACTACTATGGGCAATTTGCCGACACTATGCGCCGACAGTGCGCGGAGTTTTGGGCGTCTTCCGGTTTGACGTGGGATAAATTGCGCGCGTTGCGCGTTGCGGATAAGCACCTCAACAACCTGGGGTATATTCACGGGGTGCGGTGGCTGGATGCAATGGATCGATGGGTAAAGGCCCACTCTTCGACAATCGCGCGTATCAGAAAATCTATTGACGGCACTGCGATGTATAGCCTTTCTGATGGGGCTTGCATCCTCAAAACGTACGTGTATAAGGTTCTGGACGACGAAGGGGAGGGTAACTAAATGGGCTTCATTCCTGTTATGGTGTTTGCGCTTACTCTAGGCGCAAGCCCCGACGACACGCAAGCGTTTGTCGGGGCAGACTCTCGGGGCGACAGAACGGCGGTTCAAGGCTACGTGGGCCCTACGTCGACTGTCGAGTTTCGCACAGAGGCGCAATGGTTGGACACCTTCTACCTCGGGGGTAAGGTGTCCACGAAATCGGACATTGAATATAAGGGTGGGTTCCGGCCCCTTGCCGAGGATTATAAAGTGTGGGCCGGTATCGTTGCCGACGTGGAAGGCTTCCGTGTGCGCTTGCAATATGCCCACGAATGCTTGCACCCCGTAGCTTCTGCGTCAAGCGGTTACGTGGGGCTATTTGGCGGTGCCGATACGGTTACTTTGACGGTGTCCACCGGCAAGTTTCTCGGCGAATGACGAAACCACTAGAGCAAAGAAAAGCCCCGGCGATAAACCGGGGCTTTTCTATTGGGTGACGGCGCTTAGACGGCGGTCAGGTCGTCGGCGCTTTTGGGGGCGGGAACCGGGCCGGTCCAGCCTTCGGGGGCGTCTTCCTGAGGTCCGGCGACCGAGTAGGCCCGGGCTTTGCTGTCGTAGCTGATCCAGAGGCGCTCGGCGGGTTCCCGGGTGTCCAGGATGCGCCGGGCCGCGCCGAGGGTGCGCACGGGGTCCATTTCCAGGTTGATGAACACCGACACGGCGGACACCTTGCCGGGGGTGCGGTTCCCTTCGGCGTCGACGTGGTTGTCAGTGTCGAGGAAGAAGTTGTACACCTGCTCTTCCTTGGTGACACGCGACTTGCCGACGCCGTCGCCCTTCCGGCCCCGGGCCCGTTCGGCGGTCAGGTGCGCCAGGGCTTTCTGCTGGTACACGTTCAGTTCCAGGTCCTTGGCGTTGTCGACGACGAAGTCAATCAGGGCGTTCTGGGCCTTGCGCCGGACGGCACCCCGGACCTTGAAAATCTCGGCGGTCAGTTCGTCGCTGGCCTTTTCGGGGAGCGCGGGGAACGGGAAACCGCCGTCCTCGGCGGTGGAATACTTGGCGATGAGCTCATCGGTCGAAACCGGGGTAGTCTTGGACATGTGGTCCTCCTTAGAATCTTGTCGGCCCTACGGCCAACGTTGTAAAGACAGTATAGTAATCGTGCGCGCAAATGTCAACGCGCCACCCCGTCAAAGTTTCAAGATTTTGCGCTTTTTGACAGGGTCTAAAGGTAACCATTTTTTGAAGTTGAACCAGCCCGGGCCCTTAGATGCAGGGGTGCCCCGGCGGCAACGCTCAGCTTTTGAACCAGCCTTTGTGCGCATAGTGCGGACTTGCACTATTGAATTGTCGGCGTAAGTGTATACAGTCAATGTGACGGCA